TTCTTTTTTAGGAATAAAAGGTCCTGCACTCATGATTGCAGAGAAAGTGCCTCACAGCATAGGAGATGCAGTCAAGGATCAAGTAGCACACAGTATGGCTGCACACGTTCTGGATTGGCTCCAGGCAGCCGCTACTGTGCTTTACGAGTTAAGTTATGGGGCTGGTCTTATTGGTTGTGCAGCGCTCATTATCCTCGGTACAGTCGGGCTAAAGAACGGATACCGATGGGCAGGATTGACGTTCACATCAGTTGCTTTAATACGATACCTCTTGGGCGGTGTGGCAAAATGAAAAGCATCACGTTCACGAAATACCTACAGGTTTCACACCCTGAATATGTTTACCTCAAAATCAAACCAAACAATGCTGTCCGCAACCAAGGCACCTATAAGATCGCTAGAGCAATTGCCTCGTTATACAAAACCGCACTCTCTAACATCAAAATCGAAGAACACAAACTGATTAAAGCATTCGGCAGAGAATTCGTGCTCGGCACAAAATACCGCTACACTCTGCCGGCTAAGGTTGGCTATTACATTTACATGGAACAACGAAAGGTTGAATTCTTTTTCATAGTTCCGCGGCAGCATCTGTCTTATCTCCGTGAGAAGCTGTCGGACGTATGGGGGCAGGTGACAATCGAAGAGGTCTCTGAGCTCCCAGGCTTCAGCACTAAGGCCACACGGTATGAGTTGGTCTATGAGAAAGAGGACGCCCTGAGCATGGCTACAGACCGCCGTAACAATGACTTGCTCACAAGTAACCTGAACGCAGTAGAACTGCTTGAGGAAGGCGATAAGCTCGCCATAATGTATAACTTCATACCTACCTCACAACTCAGCTGGCGGCATCTCTACAAGGCCACAATTGACAAAGTCAACCGCAGGTTACCAGTAGACCGCAATAAGATGGGAACTTGGTATCTATTCCGCTACCTGATCGCTGCGGGGAATGCAGTATTCAAGGAGATAGCTGAATCGCTAGGAGGCGATCGTAAGGGCTCAGGAGCGGGCGCCGACTATATGGACACATTACTCGACCGATTGAACGGAGGCCGTAAGGTAAGCGAGAGCACAACCAAGAAAGCCTCAAGCACTGTGATCGATACTCAGATTTTAGTCATGGCAGAGTGCGAAGATAAGCTTCGGGAGAGGAATGCAGCACGCAGCCTAGCACAATCCTTTGACACAGTGTCAGAAGACAACAGGCTGCTCTACAAGCCTTATCGCCGGCAGTTTCAATTCACGGATCGCTATTTACCAGCAGCTTCTAAGAATAAGGTTGGTGATCTGGAGGCACAGAACTTCCTAGAGTTGCCTGGTCGAGGCGTGTTAGAGCGCTATGACTTCATTGACAAGGTAGAGACACAGGAAACCCAAGTACCGGATGATCTGAAGCAAGGGGTTATGTGTATTGGCACCAGCACATATCGCGGCCATGATCAGCAGGCGTATCTTACAAACGATAAAGAATATAAAAACCTCATGCTCGCGATTATTGGACCAACACGTGCTGGTAAATCTACACTAATCGGCAACCTAAGCCGAGACGCAATTAATGCAGGTGAGAGTGTCTTCATCTTTGACTTCGTTAAAAACTGCGAGCTAAGTTCTGAAGTAGCAGCACTATTCCCCTTAGATAAAAGATTGGTCATTGATTGTGCAGACCCTCGGAAAATACAAGGATTAGGATTCAATGAAGTCCCTCATACCCCAGACCCTTTTTACCAATACGATAATGCGAAGAAGCAGACCACGCAGCTGATGGCCTTGATCAATTCAATTAATGCTGACGATACACGACTGTCAGCTAAGATGGAACGATACTTAACAAGTGCAGCGAACATCGTGTTCATAACAGGAGGGAGCATCAAGGATGTATTCAGTGTGCTGCAGAACCATCAAGCCAGACATTCTTTTCTTATGAAAGTACCAAAAGTGCATTTTGAAAACTTAGAAGAGTACATGAATAATCTTGAGGAGCTTGATGAATACAAGGATGTGAAAACGAAGGTTGGGAAGGACACGATAGTTGAATCGGTGTTATGCGGTACTAAAGATCACCTTATCACTGGTGTAATTGATCGTCTGAACAAACTCAAAGCGAACACTTGGATGGAACAGATGCTTAAGAAATCAACTGCTGGGAACATCGATCTGGTCCAAGAGATCCAGAAGAATCAATTGATATGCTTGAAAATGCCTGAGACCATGTTCCAAACAGATGGAGAACGCGACATCTATACGACTTACTGGCTAGCTAAGATTTGGCTGGCACTCCAGATACGTGGGCAACAGATACCAGATCGGAACGATCTAACCAAACTAAATGTCATTATCGATGAGTTGTATCAAGTCGAGAATACAGAAAAGCTTCTCACAGAAAAGATCAGCCGATTGGCTAAGTTCGGAGCAAAGCCGATCATAAGCGCCCACTATCTCAACCAGATCCGGCATATCCGCGACGAGTTGCGATCAGCCAATGCCTCTTATATGCTTATTAGTGGCTGCGATAAGAACAATTATAAGGAGCTGAGCAGCGAACTGTATCCATATACAGAGGAGGATCTACTTAAGCTTCCACGGCATCACAGCTTGAATCTGATTAAGAACAAAGATGGATACGCACGGTTTATCACTAAGCTCCCTGCGCCAGTAAGGTAAGGAGGAATTATCTTGTATTTGGTTGAAGTATTTCTTATCTGAATAAAGGAGCTGGTTAGGTGATTAAGACGATCTGGGCTACTGAGGATGAAATAAAAGCCTTCCTCGAAAAGCTGAGTAATCAAGAATTATGTGAAGCATTTGAAGGTGATAAGGAACTAAGTAGTGATGAAGAAATTGTAGAAGACAACAACACATTCTACAAATTATGTGATCGATTTGAAAATGAACGCAAAAAAACACCTGATGTATCCACAATGTCCGATGCACTTATATATGAAATGGCAACACGATTCAAAAATGAAAAATCTCCTGGCAATTAAGCTAGGAGATTTTTTTTTACCTTGAGATGTAATGTAGCACATTTCGAATTAGAAACTGTAAATTTAAAATAGAAAAAGTGCCCAAGAATTTTAATTATGAGCACTTTTTTCTGTGTTTTAGGAACGAATTTTTGAAGTAAATGAGTTTTCAAAACACACGTAATACATTATTATGCCACATAATAAAGCATAATTTAGATATTTTGTTTGTTTGAAAGTTCTGAATACCAATTTATCTAGCATTATTCATTTTATATTACGCTTGTGGCAGCGCTTCGCGCACTTTATTTGGCATTCAGCAAGAGAATCAAGTCGAAATGCTGATGCAAGCCTCTCTATTAGATTTTATGTATGTGTTTCGACTAAGCACACATTTGTGAATTACAATTTGCATTTTTTGTTTTAATAAACAAAAAATGTTTTTTTATTGACTATAGTCAATATACAGCCCGTGGACTTCCTATACCTTCTATATATTAACCCTTCTGCGCCCTAACCCTCATCGTAGGACGCAGGGATAATTTCGTTTTTAAGAATTCATTAGTCTTTTAATAATTTCAATTAGATCAACATTTTCTTTTTGTTGCCCATAGGAGTCTTTTTGATCTAATTTTTCAGTACGGTGATCTTCACCGTGCTCAGAGGATTGCTCCATATATGTAGTTTCACCTCCAAATAACCGCCTCCTCATAATGATATTCAAGGAATATTATAGTACATTGCGCCTATACGTGTCATGATAAATAAATCGATTTATTTCGACATCTACTGCAATGAAAAAGTAGCTTTGTTAATATTATAAAGAAATATTTGACAAGTCTCATTTGAGACTGGTATTATCTAACTACAGAGTCTCGAACGAGACTCATATTGTTTACCTAAATCGGAACCCATAGGTTCTGAAAATACAGGAAAAAGGAGATGATTATATTGAATCCTTTGGATGAGGTAATGACTGCTGGAGAAGCTGCTGATCATCTTAAGGTATCACGACGGCAAATATCAAGGTTGTGTAAAATGAACAAACTCACATATCGAGAAGCTTCAGGTGGGGCACTACTTCTTTTGAAATCAAGCGTGATACAATACGGCGAAAATCGCCTGAAGAAGGATGACGGTGACCGAGATGATCAGTGATGTTTTGTACATTGTTCTAAGTGTTTTTGATGCTTTAGCAGTTTTTGTTCTAGGGTTAAAGCTACATAGACAACCGATGTTAAAACACCATCGAACAATAGTACTTGGGTGCGTGACAGTCGCAATCGTGTCTTATTTATTTCGGATTGTACTGGACGTTCCTCTGATTGACTTACCAGTACAAGTGATTATCTTCAGTTTGTTTTTAAGATATGGATTCGAATATAAACTGCATTGGTCCTTATTCATGACAGTTACCGCGATCGGAGCTTATATTCCCTTGCAGCTTCTGATAATCCTGTTTATGACACAAACTGGAATCATTCACAGCAACGTGATAAGCCAGGCGGAAGGATATGGAGTTAGTCTCATTCAGATCACAAGCATTTCGGCATCCTACATAATTGGTTTTATATTTTACAAATTCGGAAGAGGTTTCTCCTTTATCATTGAACCTCCACATGATTTCAATATTAAAGATGACATTTTATCGCCGGTAAACAGAAACATTCTGATAGCAACTGTTGCAGTTCTTGTTGTTATCTCAATGACTCTGATCACCATAGTACATCTTGTCACACTCTGTATCCTTCCCTTTGCACTAATTGCATTCGGCTTCTTATATTACTACTCAAACAGAAAGGATGGTCAATTTGATTGAGACACTATCCCGATCAATTGCTCACAAAATAAAAGCTGTAGATCCCGAGGGGATTACTGCAAGTGTGAATGTAATGGCGTATGCGTTAGGGGTTTATCTAAATTTCTTTTTAACAGCTGTTCTTGTTGTCATTACTGGTTTGCTTACTAACTCACTTGGAATGACAATCGTATCGTTCACTGCATTCTGTGTCATTCGTTTCTTCTCCGGAGGTTTTCATTTCAAATCATTAACACTTTGTTCGTTCGTGACTGCAGCATTAATAGCACCTATTCCACATATTGAAATAATGCGAACATATGTGCTATTATTGACAATCATAACGGGTCTAATTTTCCTGAGATTCTCACCAAACATGGATGAGGAGACGACGAATATGAACCCGAAATATTATCCAGCTATGAAAGTAATATCACTGATGCTAGTCTTTTCAAATATCTTTATCCAATCCGATGTGCTCACCCTTACCTTTTTAGTTCAGGGTGTTCTCATAGTCCCAATATGGAAGGGGGTGAACAAGTATGAAAAAAGTACTAGCTAAACAGTTCTCTAAAGGACTGGAGAAAAGCGCTGATGGTTTTGCAACTATCAACAAGACAGTTGTTGGCGCTCAAAAGCTGCCCCAAGAACTGAAACGTAAGTAAGGTGCATGCTTATGATAAGAAGAACATTTCTTGGTGTTGAAGTTGTGAAGGATAAGGAAACTGGTAAGCTTGGAGTCTTCAAGGGCGGTCAGGTAAAGTACATTAAAACTTGGCGGCCCAAAAAGAATTACTGCGTACCAGGTTTCCACCTTATCTCTGGCGATGAATATTCTGTTCCGCTAACACTTGAAACCTGTAAGCATTTGTTCTCAGGTTACAATTTCATTCCGGTCGATACGAAGTATCTGGTTAATCCTAGACAGGTGAAGGATATTTCTCAGAAAAGATTCTCGGGGGTAGCAATCGCCATGTTCGACGGAGCCAAAGAGATTCAGGTTCCTAAAGGACGGATCGACCTTGCAATGACCCAGGAGCTGCGGGAGATACCGCTGGACGTAGAGTTTGTTGGGATGATTGTGGACGAGAATGGGTATGAGGTGACAGATGATTTCGGAACGTTCTCCCTTGCTGATCTTTGTTACATAGACACATTTGAAGTTAAAAGCAACTACAAAGTGCCGAGGTTCCATACAGCAAAAGGGATATTCACAGTTATCCTGAAGATGGAAACTTGTTCGGAAATGTTCCCAACCTTCGTCAAGATCGATAGTGGCCTTTTAGTCAATATTGATTATGTCGATGATGTAACGGAAAGTCAGGCAGGTGCTTCTTTCATCCGCTTTAAAGATGAAACATCAGTTGATATTCCAGGAACCAAACGCAGCATGGTTTCCCAAATAGTTAACGGCCTAGCATTCAGCTAGGCCGTTTTTCTTTTCGTAAAAAAATGTCAATTATAGCATGGAAGTGGACGATCTGTAAACTAGTACGACAATGTTAGGTATTGCGGCGAATTTCGACAAATGGGAACGAGTCCCTGTGTTATATTAAAAATGTAAAAGCTGATACCTCGGTTGAAGGTAGTTGGAAGCATGAATGACGACACCTTCGGAACCTTGGGGTTCTGAATCAACCGGGGGGTGCGCGGTGAATTCACCGGCGCGGTGGAGCGTCTCCGTTACCTTCCCAATCCCAACTATCGAATAGATCGACTAATGGATTAGGAATGTTGAGGATTACACCAAACGTGTAAACAGCCTCGATCGGCATTGCTTTCTTGTTCTGGCAAAAGTGTGAGATCATCCTCGGGGACCAGCCGATATCAGGATTAACTTCACTCCAACCAGATCGACGAGAAAGCTCGACTTGCGATATCTTCCGCAAGTCGATCCAATACTGGAGACGCCCTCTCCCTCGGGAGTAGGCCATCATGTTCCAACCTTTGCGACAGATTTTATGTAAGTTTGTATCGGCACTTTTAGAAAGGAGGGGATCTGCATGGGAGATATTGAGACAATTGAGATTTCAAATACCCTCATCAAGCGCTTAGTAAATTATAACAAAGAGCACGAAACCGATCTACTAAATCAGTTTCGCGCTCTAATATCTCCTACTGCTACTTCTGCTGCTTCAAAGCACGAAGAACAGTAATCATTGTTTTCATTTGGTCCGGAGTTAAAGTCTGGCCATCAAGCGTCAAGTTGAACTTCTCCATGATGGCCTCGTCAGCAAGATCCAATGAGTCAATGAATCGATCTTCTGCGTCAGCTTTTACAGAGATATCTGTATTTCCGATTAGGAAATCCATTGTTGTGTCTAAAAGTGCAGCAATTTTATTAAGAGCCTCTGAAGGCGGTTGGATGCGATCTAGTTCGTATCCGCCATAATTAGAACGAGACATTTCTAGTGTTTCTGCCATCCATGCTTGTGTGTACCCTTTTTTCTTGCGCAGCATAGTTAGCCGAGTACCCAGAGTTTGTTTTGCTGATGTTTCCAAGATATATCATCATCCTTTTCAAAGGGATTGCTTTTAAAAAAATGACATTATTAATGTCAATTAGGACTTGCGGTATTCTGGAAGGCATGGTAATATCAGTTCACGAAAGCAAAAAGGTGGTGAATTTCCAACACATGACAAAATAAGCTCCCGAGAATACGATAGGCAGCTTACATATGAAGGAGGGTTGTATCTCTCAGTTTTGAGCTTACTGTCATTTCCATATTTCGCAGATACGGAAATGATTACAATTGTTGGCTTTTGGTTTAATGAAATTATATTATGCTTGTTAAAATAGCACAAGAGAATATACGTTCGTAAAATTTGCTTGTTAAACAAACATAAACCGAATTAAAGCTTATTTTTTTAATCTAAATGACATTTTTAGTGTCATTCAATAAAATGATATCCAAAAAGTCTGATGTGTATCCCCAAAAAAAACAAATCCAAAATTTAAGGAGCAAAAACATATGAAAGCAACTGGTGTTGTTCGTAAACTTGATGAACTAGGACGGGTGGTTATCCCGATTGAATTGCGTAGAACGATGGGCTTGGATACAAAAGATGATGCATTGGAGTTTTTCGTAGAGAACGATCGCATTGTTCTTAAGAAATACCGTCCTGGATGCGTCTTGTGTGGGAGCAACGACAATATTGAAAAGCTGGTTAACGGTAAATTGATCTGCGGCAGCTGCGTAGGTCAAATCAAAGCTTAAAAGATTGGGAGGCGATTCGATGACCGGCATTCAAAGAGTAATGAACAGATGCATGTTCTTCCTCCAACTTGAAGAGAGAGCCAAGGCAGATCGCGATCCCGCCAAAGCGAAACATGCTCGTGAGCAGTACCGGGCTAATAAGCAGCAGCTCAACACGATGAGAGTCAGACGCAACAAACTGAACTACCTACACAAGCAACACGATCTACATAAGCAGCAAGGGGTAAGCGAAGATGAATTTTTCGAGCTAGTTAATCTCATCATGGAGCCGGTGGACGTTGAGCAGATGCGGTCTGCCAAGGTTGAATCGGTGAAGCACTGGAATAACCTTTGTAAGTTTCGCCTCAGTGGTGAGGTAGATCCGACTCACGATGTTTGGCTCAACCAAGAAATTGCAGGGCTTGAACAAGACATAGTAAGACCTTCATTTGTGAGAGGTGAATTAAATGGGTGAAGCAAGACGAAGAAAGCATCTTGGCATAACACCCGAACCTAGACAGGTTAGAGCTAAACTGGTTCGCAAAAACAGAAGTATTGAAGAAGACGCGCGGAATACCTAAGTTTGATTGTAGCAATGATGGCTGCTAGACGAGGAATTGTGAGAACCAAATAAGGTTCAATAAATAGTTCAAAAGCGCATGGCTTATTATTTTTTTGCCAAAATCGGGATTTTGAGCCCGAAATCATGGTTTAGAGGAGGAATTTCAGTGGTTGAAGAAGCTCGAGTTATTCAATCAGTTACGGTTCACAAGGGAGATGAACAGCAGAAGTTTGCTGTCGGCGAAGAAGTAAACGGCGAGGTAGTAATCGAGATCGTTGATAAAAGCACCGTTGGTACTATCGAGTTCGATTTGCTGAACGAAGACGGTGAAACGATCTTCACGATCGAAAAACTAGCTTGCCAGGTCGAATGGAAGACGATCGCTGTCGATGGTCCTGTTGAAGAGGTGAGCGCCTAATGCCAGTGATCCGCTTAATCGAAGAACAACTCATCAACTTCGCCGGCATCAAGAATCTCACTGTTAAGTTTAAAACTGTAACAAACCTCTCCGGACAGAACGGCGAAGGTAAATCATCAATCGGCACAGCGCCAGTTTGGATACTATGGGGCAAGGATCTCCTAGGCAACGACTACACCAAAGACAAATACAGTCCGCGACCAACCAACTACGAATATGATCGGGTCTTTGCTTCAATCCTGCTCTCAATCGACGGCACTGAGTACAAATTTGCTCGAGAGATCGATGAGAAGAAGAAAAACAACTTCTATATAAATGACATTCCGAAATCAGCATCGGACTTCAACGCTGCTGTAGCTGCACTCATAACGCAAGACGAATTCATGTCCTTATACTTCCCGGCTTGCTTCTTCAACCTTAACTGGACCAAACAGCGTGAGTTATTAATGAAGGGTGCTACGCCGCCGCTTAATAAAACCGTCTTAGTGGAATTGGCGCAGACTTACTCCGAGAAGCTCGAACCGCTGCTCAAAAAGCACTCCATATCTGATCTAGAAAGAAAGCACAAGCAGGATAAGACGCAAAGCGAAAAAGCAAACACCGAAGCGGTCGGTGCAGTTAAGAAGCTCAAAGAAATGCTCGAAAAGATGCCGACTGTAGAAGGTAACTTGGAGGAACTTGAAGCAGAAGCGGCAGCTGCTAAGGCTGTGTTCGTCAAAGAAGACCAGATTGTCGCTGACGCTTGGGAGAACAACAATCGTTACCGCGATATCGAATTCGCTTATCGGTCAATTTCGAATCAAGTCGAGGAATCTAAGGCAGCATGGCCGATCTTGAAAGATGAGCCTATCCAAGATACTTGTCGGACTTGCAAACAACTACTACAGGATGACGCGGTCGAGGCAGTCACTGCTGAGAAACAGAAACGGATTGATTCTTACAAAGCCAAGCACGCTGCGCTAGTGGATAAGAAGAAGGCGGCCCAAGCAGAGCTAGAAGCCGCAACGCTAATCGACATAGCCGAGCAACAAGCCAAGTCCCAAGCACTTGAAGATGCATGGACTCTTATCCTGGATAAAATCAAAGCTCATAAGGACCGAGCCCGCTTTGAAGAAGAGCTTAAGCAAACAAAAAATATCGAAGCAGCAACGCTTGAAAGCCTCCGTGGATCCACTCTTATCCTTGATGCAATTAAAGCCTACAAAGCCAAGGAAGCTGAGCTGCAGGCTGCAGAGATCGAATCGAAGTTTACTCGCTTATCAGTTCGACTGTTCAAATTTGTGAAGACCAATGACGCATACGAACCAGACTTCAGCATCCAGATGGACGGTAAGGACTATCAGTTCCTTTCCACAGGAGAGAAGATCGCAGCAGGTCTGGAACTGACCGAAGTCCTTCATAAACAAACAGGCATCATCGCACCGGTATTCATTGATAACGTTGGTGAGTACACAGGGAAGATCACAGCTTATGACCAGGTTATCACTGGACGCGCGGTGCCGGATCAAGAGTTAAAAATTGAAGTGGACGGAGTGAGTAAATAAACATGACAACTAACAATCAAATTCAAGTCGCAACAGAGCTTAATCAAATCGTACAGATCGGTGACTTTGGAGCTAATGAGCTCATGACAATGAAAGAAACAATCGGCAAAGACTTAACCATTCCACAATTCAACCTATTCATGTACCAATGCAATCGAATGGGTCTAGACCCGGCATTGAAGCACGCTTTCCCGATCTTGTACGGCGGCAAGCTCGACAGTCGGGTTTCATATGAAGGGTTACTCTCTTTAGCGAAAAAATCGCCAGGCTATCAAGGCGTATTTAACCAAGTGGTATGCGAAAACGAAGCTGATACGTTTGAAGCTGAGACTGATGATGAGGGTATCGTTGTTAAGATTCAACACAAGGTTAAGTTCCCTCGAGGCAAGGTAATCGCAGCGTATTCTATCGCCAAACGTGATGGCCACAAGCCAGTTATTGTCTTAATGGATGTCATGGAAGTGCAGAAGATGCTTAAAGGCCAGAATCAGAAATTCTGGAAGATGGAAGACGGCTCGCCTGATCCGGATATGTTCAAGAAGCATGTAGGCTTCCGATCGATTAAAGCACAATACGATATCGCTTCTGTTGTGGAAGAGAACATGGAGTCAATGAACACACCAGAAGGCTATGCACAGCAGGAGCCTCAACGGAAAGATATCACGGCAGAAGTCAATGCTGCAGCAGCTCAACAAGCGCCATCTGAGCCAGTTGCCGATCCTGTTGAAGCTAAATGGAAAGAAGTCGGAGAGTTATTCCAAAAGCTCGGCGTCACTGATAAGAAGGTGCAGGCTGAATACATCCGAGAGAACCTCAAAATTAAAGGCGATAAGGCTACTGTTGCTGAGATCACTGGTCTCATTAAGATTTTGAAGTTGCAACTTGATTCTGCCGGCGACGAGTTGGAGTAAGGCATGGACGTTAAAATCCACGCCACTGGCTCAGATGGAAACTGCGTCACAATCAGCAACGGCAGCATCACAATCATGGTTGATATCGGCCTACCTAAGACAAAGGTCGAGAAGATCCTGCTCGCTGCTGGAATTGATCCGACGAAGATCCACTCTATATGGATTACACACGAGCACAAGGATCATTGCCAGGGCCTTGGATTCGCGGACAAATACAAGATTCCGGTATACGCCAGCGAAGGGACATTGAAGGAGCTCAAGCGGCTGGACACTGGCCGCATCATCAAGCCCAGCAAGCCAATCTGCTTCGATGCTTTCAGCCTACCGAACCACATGTTCATCACAGCATTCAACGTCTCACACGACGCAATGGAGCCACTGGGGTTCGCAATACAAGGCAAGGACTGCAAGGTCAGCGTGATGATGGATACGGGCTGTGTGACTGAAGAGATGATGCAGGCTATGGGGAATAGCGACATCTACGTATTCGAATGTAACCACGACCAGGATATGCTACTGAACGGAGAATACAACAAACACCTACAGCAGCGGATACTCTCCGACATCGGGCACTTATCAAATGATTCCGCAGCAGCGGCCCTCGCACAGCTGGTCAAGGGGCGCGGGGAACGGATCTATTTAACCCACATGTCCAGTAACAACAATATGCCGGCGCTCGCTAGGGGAACAGTGAAAAGAGCTCTTAAAGCGAAGGGGCTGCTCGAAGGAAAACATTACGAATTGGAGGTGCTTTAAAATGAAAGTCCACATCGAAGGCCAGCTATACCTGGAGTCAGACTCAATGCAGTTCATCTTGAAAGAATATACAGGCAACAAGGATAAGCACGAGAGAGAAACCTTCAAAACACTCGGCTTCTACACGAATATTAAATCAGCATTAAATGCAGTTATTAAACAGAAAATCATGCAGTCCACGGCCCAGACACTTTTGGAACTTCATGAAGAGATCAAACGGATAGAGCAAATGATCAGTGCTGAATTTGATTGGGAAGCAGCCAAACCGGATGGAGGCGACCAAGTTGAGACAATCGCTTGAGTACATGGAGTCGATCCGAAACTCTGCCAGCATGCAAAGTGTTCAAAGGTACGGACGAGATACTATCCTGCAACTGCTCAGTCATATCGATACTCTCGAGACTGAGCTGAAGATTTCAACAGAGGACGAAGAACGGGCAGTAGTTGCTGCAGATCGCCTGACGGATAATGTGGTACATCTGCAACGGGAGTTGACAGAGGTGCGGAAAGGCAAGAAGGTTGTTCTGCCTAAAGAGATCGCAGAAGCGATGAAGAAACTAGAAGCAGTAGGTCACACGGTTGATGAAGCTGCATGGTTGATTGCACATGGGGGCAGAGCAGACGCCACTGATGCAGAAGGAACTTTGAACAATTACGCAATAAAAAAAGATGGTTTCATTCAACTAGTCAACGCTCTCCAATACGGCTACACCATCGAAGAACCAATCGACCACGAGCAGCGCTTGCGGATTGACATTGAACGGTTGGTCACCACTTGGGACGGACGCAGCCGCTATGAGTTGAACAAGGATGTCGCCGAACGGATTACAGATTACTTTACAGAAATTGCGAAATGAACGTTGGTGATATGGTATGCAGGGATACATCAAGGATCATCGCCAGGAATTGCAGAGTGATATTTGGCAGATGCCTCCCTTGTACCATCGGTTATGGCAATGGTTAAAGTACAAAGTGAATCATGATGATGCCGAGATACCTATGACCGATGGTTCTAAATTATTGATTAAGCGGGGTCAGCATCTTACATCTATCCGAAAAATCGCTAATGGTATTGGCTGGTATGAGCGCGGATTATGGAAAGAACCGAATCCAAAAACAGTTACTGAGATGCTCAATTGGATGAAAAACGCCCAAATGTTAGTCGTCGAAAATGGTAACAGCAAGTATACACTTGTAACCCTTATAAACTGGGATGTTTTCCAGATAAACGAGAATGAAAGTAACGCCAAAGTAACAGTCAGTAAACAGTCACTGGGTACAAACAAGAATGATAAGAATGAAAAGAAAAAAGATATTAAACAAACATATGCTGAATTCGTCACTCTAACAGAAAAAGAATACCAAACCTTGGTCGAGCAGCATGGTGAAGACAACGCACTCAAAATGATTGCTGTGCTCGATAACTACAAAGGTAGTAACGGCAAAAAGTATGCCAGTGACTATCGAGCAATTCTGAATTGGGTTGTTGAACGTGTGATGGGTAAACAGCCAGTTAAGGCATCAGATAAAGCCATCAGTTCTCGCAATAAAGATGTTGATTTCCAACGATGGGTTGAAGAGGGGAAGGATCCGGATGAATTCGATTGGCGATGACTATAATTTCGACCTACAAGCTGAACAATCTGTTCTCGGAGCCGTACTGCTTAAGCCTGATTGTCTGGACGATATCAGCCATCTTGAGCAACGAGATTTCCTTGATGAGCGGCACCAACTTATTTACGGCACTATGCAGTATCTTTATCGCAGAAATATCGCAGTCGATCGGGTTTCTGTATCAGACCCTTTCCACGTAAAGGTTGTAGCACACTTTGCTAATCGTGAAATGATCGACCAAATTGGACATGTGAGCTACATTGCAAAGCTTATAGACAGTTGCCCTACTGCATCACATGTAGAGCATTACGCCAATATTGTTCGATCAAAGGCATTGGGACGGCGTGGAGCTGAGAAGGGTAGGGAAATTTCAAACCTTGCCCGTGAAGATTATGAGAGCGACGAAGAGTATTTCGCAGCTATTGAAGAAGTAGTTGATGATCTCAGACCTCAAGCGATATCCGGTATGAAAAGCTTTGAGGAAACTGAACAGAGCTATATGGATCATCTAAATAGCAAAGCAGAGAAGATGCTCAGTGGATTTGAACAATTCGATAGATGGGCACAGATATGGCGTGGATGGCTGTATATCATTGCTGGACGTCCGTCAGTTGGGAAGACAGCAAAAGCTCTACAACTTGGTGTAGGCATCGCTCGGCAGCGTCGTGAAGTGGAAATGCTTATGGTTGATACAAGGGACGCCGGCATAGTTCTGGTCTTCTCGCAGGAGATGGATGAAAACGAATTGAAGGACCGACTTATCTCTAATCTTTCGGGAGTCAGTTATAACCGGATTATTAACAAAGGTGGAGAAGATGGCTTCACTCCAGCAGAGATGGATAAAATTAAGGACGCATATGCCGAACTTAAATCCTTGCCGATCTACATCCAGGACAAAGCAGCAATAACGATTGAGGAAGTTCGAGCAACAGCCCGAAGACTTCAGAAAAAGCACGGTAAGATCGCTGCTATTATCGTCGATTATCTTCAAATCATGAACATCCCTCAGAAAAAAGGTGAGCGTCGAGATCAAGCTATCGGCCGAGTTACTGGAACAGCAAAACAAATCGCACGCCAAATGAAGTGCTGCTTCATCCTGCTATCCCAAATGACACGTGACAGTGAGAATGCTGAAGAGCCAAAGCTATCGCATTTGAAAGAATCTGGCAGTATTGAGCAGGATGCGGATGTGGTTGAATTCCTTTGGCATGATCCGGAGGATACAGAGCAAGGTGGCAAGGTCATTCAATCAGTATTTGCAAAAGGTCGTAACATTGGCACTAATAAATTCCGGTACCTGTTCCAAGGTTGGTTGCAGCGTTATAAAGAGCTCGAAAAGAAAGAGGTAGAGCCTTCGCGTGATAAAAAGAAAACGTATCGAAAGTGAAGAGCAATATCAAAAGGCGCTTGAATGGGTTGGTCAAACAGCAATTGAACTGGAAGAGGACCCATCGTTAAAAGGTGAGCAGCGGGAGAAGAAGTTACAAATTTATGATCGTACATGGCATGAGATACGAGCCTATAACGCTCGAGAGCACGCCAAATTATTCCTATACACGCGCTCAGACTATGAAGCCTGCGGCTTACTTGATCCTAATGAAATACTGTGATCAAAGGAGCTGATCGAATGAAATCATTTCACATCCGACTCGCAGAACTGACCAGGAAGCGCAAAACAAAACCTTTAACAGACGCAGAAATTATCGAGATCCAGCAATGCGAGCAACTGAATGAGACCTATATTGAATCCGTGCTTATGCTTGAACATAAGATCAAAGCAGCTGAGATCGTCAAGGACACCGAATGGGAGAGTGAGCTATATATCCAGCTCGACTCACTGGAATGTGACCCTCACCGAACGAAGGTGAAGTAATGCGAAAGAGAAACACGAAGATAGTAGAGCGGCCAAAACCAAAGTTTGATCCGATATTCCACGAGTATCCAGAGGAAATCATACAGGACGATCGTGGACGGATAATAGGTGAGGTATACACCGCACCCCCAACTTATATCAACTGCGGGAGGATACATGGGAAAAGAAAATAAGTTAAGCAAAAGGCAGGGAGAAGCACTGGAATTCATTCAACGCTATCAAGCAGCGAATGGGTATGCTCCTTCAATTCGAGAGGTAGGCAAGGGAATGGGGCTGAGTTCCTCATCAACAGTTCATGCGATAATGGCCCGCCTGCAGCAGAAAGGCTATCTCGTCCGTGAAGGTAAATCACCGAGGGCTATACGGTCAGCAGAAGCTCATCAGCAGCAGAGAGCAGACATCGCAACGATGAAGCATCATGACAGATTGTTGGTGGCAATATTCGGGGAACTGCGAGAGGCGGTGGGCGACTGATGAGGTTTCTAGGTATTGATCCAGCCACAAAAACAGGTGTCGTCGCTCTTAATGAGAAAGGTGAAGTGGTCCTTGAAGTTGAGCTGAAAGGTGCCGGCAAAGCTGAGAAGGGCGGCATTACAATTGCCCAGCTTGTCGATCTTGAGAACCAACTCTATCAGGTCATTCAGCCAGGTGATGAAACAGTCATTGAGCAAGCAGCAGCCGGAACACAGAAAGGCATCACAACCGGAATGATTCACGGTGGTCTTCGATCGATCATTCACCGTAAAGGATTGGTATATCACGAGATCAACCCTCTCCAGACAAAGAAGTATGTTGGCGTCACTGGCTGGAAAGGTGAGGCTGGTAGCAAGGTCCGACTGAAGGATAAGGAAAAGAAGGAAGCCGTAAGCAAAGCGGTGCTGAAGATGTTCGGGTATCAGCATAAGAGTGACAACGTAGTGGATGCTTACATCATTGCCCGGGCAGCGTGGAATCTCTACTTACTTCGTGAATATAAGCAGCTGATTGATTCTCATCCGTTTCAAATCGAAATCATCCAAGGAATACTCGATAAAGCAAAATAACCGCGCACACGCTCGGTGAAGGGGTTCGTGCTGATATATAACCGAACATATGTGCGTGAAAGGGTGATTGAGTTGGCCTATTCAAATGTTCGAATCATGCCAAAGGTCAGAGAAACTGTGATTGGAATCGGGTTCTTCGGTCCTGTCAGAGAGAAGGTTGTAGTTGATACAGGTGAGCCGTGGTTGGTCGTTTATCACACTGGCACACGCCGCTGGTTGGTTACGAATGATCCCGAGAAGCACGGACTGAATGCAGCAGCAGCCGACATCGAACCTATTGGATTTGCTGAAAACGTAAAGGCAGCGCTGTTCGTTGTCTGGGAGCATCAGTGTTCCCTAGGACTTGAAAGAACGATCTTGGATGAGCTGCGGGAGAAGGAAGACAAACGGATCGTAGCTGACGAGACAGAGTGGGAGGGAGAGTGGCCGGCATCTTGAAACAACTTAACTGGCGATTGGCGAGCAGAGAAATGCTGGTCAACATCGCAATCATCGATACTGAAGCACCGTTAGAGCACCGCATAGCAGCACAGGATGAACTGAAGCGCCGGGCTCGTAAGCGGTACGACAGGCTGAATCAGAAGATAAAGGCGGTGCATCCGCGATGAAGGATCACTCTCCCAGACAGAAGCACAAGCCGCTGCCAAGAGAGAGGCTTGATAAGGCCTCAGCAAATGGCCCAGTGAGCAGCCGGAAATGGACAGAAGAAGAACGACAGCGATTTGAATCGGCACCAGCGCCAAAAGGTAAGCAGCCGTTTGTTTGGAGGAAGAAGTCATGAACCGGGAAGAGAAGCGCAAACAGTTCCAAGTGCTTAAAGCGATGAAGCCAGATCAATTCTGGTCAGCAATGAATGTGCTTCATACAAAAGCTTATGCAACATGCGTCAGGCATTACCATCAAGCCATGAGAGAGCTGTTTGATCCCGAAACAATGGCTGCAGTAATCAAAAAAGCAAATGAGATCCGAATCGGTGAAGGCATGGTCACCATTGATACGAATCAAACGGAAGTCGAAATATTTTATCCGGAGGAGGCGGACGCTTTGCATTTAGGTGTGCCGATGCGTGACAGGGAAATGCAGTCGCAGGGTTCTGGTGAGGTGCATGTTACCAAGTTAAGCCCGGAGCAAATGGAAAGAGAGTTTGAACGGATGAATGGCGGCAAGCATACGCCAAGCACTGTACCTAATCAGAAGGAGGATGAAGACATGAATAAACGGAGAGGTCCTGCACTGAAAGAAGGTCCAGCCTGTGGGCTGACAAAGAAAGACTTCCTGAAATCCATAGCTGAAGGCGAAACGATCGCAAGTATTGAGAAGGCATGGAGCATGAAGTACAACACACTTCATGACTGGGTGAAGAAGTGGGGATTCAAAGGAATTACTCCAGGCAAGGCGCGCGAGCTGCTAGCGGCTATGGATCCAGAAGAAACGCCGGTTATGGTTACAGCTGAGGTAGCCACTCCCGAAGTTGCGGAGGTTGTAGTAGAATCCTCAGAACGAAATAATGAATCGTCAGAGATAGAGGTTGAGACGCAAGAAGAGCAGGTTGTGGCACTTGAGAAGTCAGAACCAGTTGTAACAACACCTGCCACTCCAATCATTCTACTAGATCGCACGCAACATCAAGCATATATCTCCGTAGCCATTCCGTTGATTATCTCGAACGAACCAAAGTTGGCGAAGCGAGATAAAGCTTACGAATCAATGAGCAGGCTGCTTTCTGATGGAGTGGACTCCACAAGTCTGGACTACCCAGTTCTCGCAGCTGATATCCTTGAGATCCTTCAGGTAGTGGTCAGTCTGGTATACGACCAAACGAGTGCGGTGGTAGTTAAACCCGATAAAGCGCTCGAAGCAGTGCAGGAGTTCTTCGGCCATCACAACCAGGAGCATCTGAAACGCATGGAGCTGCTGCTTGGCCAAGATGGTTGGCGGAAGATTTCGGTATGAAGCAGCTTCTCAGAGAACTAATCGTTGACAATTTCGCCGGCGGCGGAGGAGCAAGTACCGGTATTGAATTAGCAATTGGTCGGAGCGTCGATGTTGCGATTAACCATGATCCGGCTGCTATAGCCATGCACAAGGCTAACCATCCGGACACCGAGCATTACTGCGAATCGGTTTGGGATGTGGATCCTCGAAAAGTAGCAAGAGGTCAGCAGGTCGCACTGTGTTGGCTCTCTCCTGACTGCAAACATTTCAGCAAGGCTAAGGGCGGGAAGCCAAAAGAGAAGGGGATTCGTGGACTCGCTTGGGTAGCAGTACGTTGGGCGGCAACGGTTCGGCCAAGGGTCATCATGCTGGAGAATGTTGAGGAATTCAAGACGTGGGGTCCGCTGCTGAAGGACGGCATGCCTGATCCGGATAAGAAGGGCAAGACATTCCAAGCATTCATCAATGCACTAAAACGTCAAGGTTACGAGGTAGATCACCGAGAACTCCGGGCATGCGATTACGGAGCGCCAACGATTAGAAAGAGATTTTTCCTGATTGCTCGGTGTGATGGTCAACCGATTGTATGGCCGAAGCCGACTCATGGAGATCCGAATAGCATCGAAGTTAAGAAAGGGCTGCTGAAGCCTTGGCGGACAGCCGGCGAAATCATCGATTGGTCTTTAGAGTGTATGAGCATATTCGAACGTAAGAAGCCACTAGCTGAGAATACAATGCGCCGGATAGCCAGAGGTATTCACAAGTTCGTACTAAACAACCCAGATCCTTTTGTCATTAAGGTGAATCATCAAGGTGAGGCTTTTAGAGGACAACAAATCAGCGAGCCATTACAAACTGTCACAGCTAAAAATGGATGGGGAGTCGTTACTCCCTATATTGCTCGCATCGGTCAGACGGGATTCGGTGCAGACCGCCTGCAATATGAATTGAATAAACCATTAACAACAATCACTACTAAGGCTGAGCATCTGCTGATTCAACCCTTCATTGCAAAGCACTATGGAGGAGGATATAAGGGTCCAGGTGTTTCATGTGAAGAACCGCTGCCTACTGTGACTACAGTCGATCATAATGCGCTAGTGACTGCTTTTCTTGCCCAATATCACAGTGAAACTGCAAGCCACGATGCCCGCGGTCAGCAGCTTGATCGCCCGATCCTTACGCTTGATACTTCAAACAGATATGGCCTTGTAACTAGTCATCTAATCAAGATGAAGGGCACAAACATAGGACAGCCGGCAGACGAACCATTGCAAACCATCACAGCTGGGGGACTTCATTTTGGAGAGGTTAGGGCTTTCCTGATGAAATATTACGGTACTGGCGAAGGGCAAGAGATCAGCGAACCAATGCACACCATTCCTACTAAGGATCGCTTCGGACTTATAACAGTACATGGTCAGGATTATGCCATTGTAGACATCGGCATGAGAATGTTAGAGCCACATGAACTATTCGCTGCGCAAGGTTTCCCTGAAGAATACATCATTTCCAAGGATGCTGACGGCAAGCAATATCCGAAATCTGCACAGGTAGCCCGCTGCGGAAATTCAGTGCCACCGCCATTTGCTCAGCACCTGGTAATAGCCAATCTGCCGGAACTGTGCAAGGATGTACCGTATGGTGGAGAGCATCAGCTTGAATTGCAATTAGTGTAAATGAATAGGAGGGAATGAGCATGGGTGAAGCAAGAAGGAAAAAGCAGCTTGGAATCGTGCCGGAACCAAAGAAAATTAAGGCTCATCAATCGGTTCCCAGACCTCGTAGAATGTCTGCGGCAATGCTTGGTGTGCTCATGGCTGCCTTGACCAGTGAGTATCCGAGTACGAGAAGGTTCAAGTGAAGGCTACTGGACAGTGGTGGGCAAAGCATAAAGGAAAAGAAGGGCTGGAAGCCCTCCTTTATAAAATTTCTCTCCCTAGAAGCAACTGTTCAAAGGAGCGAGGTGTACAGTCCATATCCATTGCATAAGTAAAATCAATTTCTCTTCCTGTCACCTTATGTTTGAAACATCCTTCTGCCGGAGAGATGATGAAATCCAGTTTTAGTGCAATCTCATATAATTCTGGGAACCTTTTAGCTCCTTCAACAGCATAGTGCTCAGAGTCACAGAGTTCAATTCGATAGCTTCGATCAGGATCTTTCAGCATGAATCGAAAGTCGAATTTGTCTCCTAGAGGTATGACCGCTATTGTGTATTTTTGGTAGACTTTCATGTGCGAAACTTGCATAATATTCGCCTCCTTAAATGGATTTAATACAAAGTTCGACGTCGAACTTTAAACACCTTTTATTCAATTGCTTTGAACAACCAGGGAAGGCCGTCCGGAACCTATCAGCTGCTTCAGCTAACCCGTAACACCGAATGCTCTTAAGCCGGCCATCCCACATAGGAGGTGCGCCATGAGCGAGAAGGACAGCAAAAACATCTATGTATTGTTCGGCGTTGTAATCGGCATTCTGTTGGTGATCGTCATCAAAATCATTTAATGCACACGGACGTCATCGGCGAGCTGGCAGCCAACTACTGCCATTAAACCGAACATATGTGCGGTAGGAAGGACGAGATATGGTAAAACTGACGCAAAGACAGCTTGATTTGGTCAAGGTAGTTCAAGCGAATCCTGGTATTGCATTGCCACCAATGTTGGAGAAGGCAGGCTTTAAAAGCAACAGCAGAACAGCTTATGAGGTAATGAGGTATTTAAAAGCTAAAAAAGTCCTCATCCGTACTGGCAAACAGAAAAGCTACCGGCATTATGTTGATCCAGATCTGAAATACGAGCTGGTGAAGGTGAGTTCTGAGTTGGATAGTATTCCGCACCCGGATTCACTTATCGATGAGGCAAGTGCAATCACTCTTTCGGAAGATCAAGTTTTCTATATGAAAAACCATCATCAGCACATGCCACGAAAGAAGTTAGCCGAGCGACTCGGGATCAGCAAGTTGGCATTAAACCTATTCTTAATTAAAAACAATATGGAAACCAAATCTAGGGAGGCAATTTAACCATGAAAACATTTATTAACGCAAAGATCAAAGATATCAAACTCGCGAAAGAAGAAGTCATCACACTCACACTGGATTCCTTGAATGGCGATCAATTGGAAACCCTTCGTAAAATCATGAAGCAAGGCACGGCTTACATCACATTCAATAGCTCGCAAACTGATGTTGATGACTACTATGAGTACCATTCTTCGCGGGAAGGTGTTCGTGGCACAGTTTACCCGGACGGTACGATTAACTTGAATCAGAAAGATGAAGGTCAAGTGACCTTGGAAGAGGTCGGGGAGCAGCCGGCACCAACTGAGGAGACGACTGAGCAGTCTGACCAAGAGCAAGAGTCGGTTGAGGAAACTGAGCAGGAGCCAACTGAAGAAACAGAAGATGAACTCCCGGAGGATGAAGAGGAGCAAGCAGTTGACGATGAGGAAGTCGAAGAGGAACAAGACGAAGAGCAGCAACAGGAAGAAGACAACGACGACCTCGAGGACTAACATATGCGCAGCTGGAACTGGGGTCTGATCGGTGCAATGCTTTTCAGATTAATATGTTGGGCCATCACGTTTGCAGGGCTTTGGTTATTGATCAAGGAGTAATAGATCGGCCCCGGTTCTTCCGGATCGGGGCCTTACTTATAAGGCGGGTGAGAATGTGGGTGATGTGAAAAAGAAAAAGCCAGAACCGATCCCTGAGTTGGATGAGCGCGGGTTTATGAAGGAGTTTAAGGACATGGAACGTGCTTATCGTGCGACACATAAGAGGTTACGCGCAGCACTTGTTGCCACAGGAGAAGACGGCAGTCATCCAGATGAGAAAATTATCCGCGGAGCTATCTCAGATGTGAACTTCGCAATTAACTGGATGCAGAGCGGCAAACGGCCGGGAAGTAAGCGAGGCATCGAAAGGCGATCAGTTTACCAAAGGACACAATTGTTATCTCCGTTAATCATGCAGAGTTACAAGAATTCATACAACTCGCGAAGCTCATCAACATTGACACCAGATCAGTTGTTCAAACTGGAGCAGGCACTACAGATGCTCAGTCCTCAGGAAAGAGAAGCATATGAGTTGGCGCACGGCAAGGGATTTACACATGAGGAAGTAGCAGGATTGCTGGGCATTACAAAAGGCTCTGTAGATACGATGATCTCAAGAGCGCAGAAGAAAGTGAGCGGAGAGTTACAGGGTAATTTGTTCTTCTGGGAGGAAGAGGATTAGGAAAAGCTTAAACATTCATAAACATACTAAGGGGTGATTAAATTGACAACTACCACTGAACAAGTTGAACAAAATGACTGGGCACAATATCCAATGACCTTGAGACCGAAGCATATAGAAGCAATTATGAAGATGAGCCAAAAGAAGGTATACGAATTTTTAAGTGACCCACCTTTTCATGTGGCAAGAGCAGGCAGGGAGATATACATTAGCAAATTGGTGTTTCGAAATTGGCTCGAGGGTACAAATTTAAATGTTTTCAACAGAGAAGAGAACGGGACCTAAATCCTCGTTCTCTTTTTTTTTGTATCATTCGTATCAAAACCCGATTCGTATCAAATTCGTATCACACTGCGCTTTCGTATCGATTTCAGATTGTGTGTATATAACTCAGAATAAAGAAAACCCGCAAAGCACAAGGCTTTGCGGGTTTCTGTTTGTATGATCTGTAGTGGGCTCGAACCACTGACCCCTACCCTGTCAAGATGTTTCCATGTTCGGTATGTTTCGGTATATAGCCATACAGGACAAGCATTTAAAGTGTTCGCAGGAACATTTGTTTGGTGTCTTTAAGTAGGCTTCTGTAGCCCTTTTCGTATCATATTTCGTATCACATCTCTTTGCTGCTGTAAAAAGACTTCCCAAATGTATCTGCAACGTCTTCTTGGATGTCGGGTCGAATATGTGCATACTTATCAATCATCCTAGTGTCTGACCATCCAAGTCGCTCAGCAATAGCTTGAGGTGTTTCTCTGTTTTTGATTAAGAACGTCACGTGCGTATGACGCAGATCGTGGAACCGTATTTTCTTCAAGTGATCTTCTGTTTGCTCTCCAACTGCACGACGAGCATCGATGTTAGCATTAATATCGGCGACCAATCGATCAAAGGTACGATTGACGTTACGAGGGGATACAGGAGTGCCAAATCGAGTAGAAATGACCAAACCGTAATCCTCGAACACATCAGCATATTTCATCCGCTCTTCCTTAGCTTTTCTTTGATATTTTGCCAATACCTCCATAGTCTCTTTGTCGACTCGTATCGGCCTTTGACCAGATATCGTTTTGGCCCCAACATCAAAACTTTTCCCATCATGATTCAATATCTGAGTAACGCTAAGGATCCGATTATCTAAATCAACGTCTTTCCACCGTAAACCTAATATTTCACCTTGTCGCATACCTGTAGTGAGTGCAAGCAAGAAAACAATGTACAGCCGGTCATTCTCTATAGCAGATAGGAATCGTTGAACTTCGCCCAAAGACCAAACTTCCATTTCCTTTTTTCGAGCGGTGGGGCGTTTGATAAATTCTGTGGGATCATCAGAAACAAGCTTCTCAATTCTGGCTTGCTTGAACGAGTCCTTAATGAGAGTGTGGCACTTTTGAATATTTTCATCGGATATCCTGCCAGTTTCATGGAGCTCATTGTATAAGTCTAATATGTCACGTGTTGTGATCGCTCCCACTTCCTTGTTACCAAGTCCTACAGCTTTACCTTTGCTATTATCACGCTCTGGTAAGATGTGATTTCTCATGAGAGTTGTATAGTTGAGCAACGATCCAGCTTTAATGCTCCGCTTTTTATCCTCTAGCCAGTCTTCAACAAAGTCCTTATAAAGTCGTTTAGATGGCTTAATAAACGTTCCTTTATTTATTTCATTTTCGACTTCAGCCATAGCAGCTTTAACTGCCTTTTGAGTTTTGAATCCACGGCGAAGGATTTGTTTGTACTTCCCATTTTCCTTGTAATTGACTTTGAAGTAATAAGTACCGGTCTTTTCATCCTCATACCAAGGCATTACATGTCATCCTCCTTATGCTCCAATATATCGTTAGGCTGGACGTTAAAGTGATTGCAAAGCTTATCGATTATCTCAAGTGATACATATTCGTCCTTGCCCATTTTAGCAACGGTGGTTGGTGAAAATTTTAATTCTTCACGTAAATAATTCTTATTGAGGTTTTTTTCAAACATCAATCTCCACAAAGGTTTATAAGAAAAAGCCATATTAACACTCTCCCAAGCTAAATATGTATGTAATATAATACAATATGTACATATTTGTAAACATTAAACTTATTTCCATCCTATATGTCATTCAAACGCCACCTATAAGTGAGAGGCAAAAACGCATCACCCCGACACAACACATACCCCATCCGTTTAATTCGTGAGGGTAGCACAAGCGGGGATCATCGCGATTGTCCTCAGAGTTCATCATGAAGGCAGCCACTGCCGGAGGTGATCATAGTATCTCGTTGTCAGACGCTCTCTGGCGGTCACAGAACATATGTTTGGTACACTGCGCGGTAAAGATGTATTGCAATATCAAAACGTCTGTAATCGCCTTATAGAGCGTCTGGTGATGTATAGCTTCTCCGTAACTTTCGGGTGGCACCCGACTAACTTTGAGGAGGAAACTCCTTCATCCCATGACACAGCTTTGCGGATTCCATTTGAAGCAGCACACAGAGGGGAATACCCCGGAGCATTAAAGGTGTGCACATAGCGGCCCATTCCGGGCACGGCGCATTGGCGGTAGGCGCATATTATAAATTACCGCCATTCATACATAGATCGAAGCTACTAAACGGGCCAACCGGGAGGCAGTCGCGCAAAGGGGAATGCCTGATAAGCATTTCTGGCTATGCGTCTTTGGCAGTTTCGATGTGTGTAGTGACCATCACTTCCCAAGGTTCTGAGAGTAACGAAATGTTACAATTGGAAGATGGGAGTGAAGACATCATGAACACTGCACCACAAGCAATGCTCCTCCAGAAGAGAGAAGCGCCGTTCGACGATCCACGGTATGTGTTTGAGCCAAAGATCGACGGACACCGGCTGCTGCTCGCTAAGGATGGAGATTCTATAAAGCTCTGGACGAGGCATGAGAACGAAGTGACACAGAAGTATCCAGAGTTGCATACACCGCCGCTAAACTGCACCAGTTGCATTCTTGACGGTGAAGTTGCATATGTCGATCCCGACACGGGAATGATTGACTTTGAGGCAATTATGACGCGGTTTATGATGACGAAGCAGGAGAGAGTTCAGGAAGGCATCCGGAAGATACCGGTACAGTATTTCGTATTCGATGTGCTGCAGGTTGACGGCAAAGATGTTCGAAAACTGCCGCTTACTGAACGCCGGGCGATTCTTGAATCAATCATGACGGAGAACACTCACTTCAAACGCGTAATGCAGATCGATGGCCGCGGGAAAGATTTATTCCAGGTCATTGAGCAGCAACAGCTCGAGGGGATCGTCGCCAAGCGTAAGGACAGCAGCTATGTTGGGCGAAGGTCAGACAAGTGGCTGAAGATGATCAACTACACCTATGCTGATGTGAAGATTTGCGGCTATCGGAAAAGTGAATTCGGTTGGTTAGCAAAGCATGACGGCCGAGTGGTTGGAGTGATTGAGCTGGCGGTGCCGAGTAATCACCGTAAGGCATTCTACAGTATCGCTCAGGACATCGTAACAGGTGAGGATAAGAACTTCGTTTACGTGAAGCCTTTGATTACAGCGAAGATACGAATGCGTAACTGGTACAAATCAGGGATGATGCGGTCGCCAGAGTTCGTACAGTTCGTAATGTAAATGTCAACACTTGATTCGAACATTCGTTCGCTATATAATCGCCATTGAGGTGATTGAATTGGACGGACAAAGACCTGCGATTCCGAGCAAAGAGGAACTCGAGTTGATTCGAGATTATTGCCTCATGCCTATGCTGCTCGATATAGTTGAGAAGAATCGTAAAGACATGGAATTCGCGAACCACTCGCTTAAGCGGCTTTACATTAAGGCAGCTGAGGCGCTTGCGAAGAAGATACACGTTGATCTATATGAGATCCGAAAGGAACTCAAACGGATTAATTGCAGAGTGAGCGAGATGAAAGATAAGTACGATCCAGCTGCGGTGCATTTTGAATTTTGGTTGCGGGGATACCACAATGAATTTGGATTGATGAAAGAAGTGGTTCGCTCTGAAATGAGCGTGCGGCTTGCAGAATATATAGCAGGAATGTTTAAGCCATCCCATTAAAGGATGGCTGTTTCTATGAAGAATTTAAATCGCTGTCGAACGAGGCTTTCGTCGCCGATTATAACAAATAGGTCGTTGAAGTTTTTGATTTTGCCGGACCCGATGCGGTCCAGCGATAAGAATTTGACAGCCTTACCGCTTTCGATTGCGAATTTAAAGTCTTCATCGGTTGTAAGTTCGTGTTGCATGTTATCGCCTCCTAACGACACAATTCGCCACATTAAAGGATTTCCCTTTTTCTTATCGAATAGTGAGCGGAAAAGAAGAATTTATTGGAGGATCTATTATTATGACTGCAGCAGATTTATGGTTGAATCTTGGTTTGGGCGTATTATCGGGAGTTATATCCGGTGTAATTACTGGGATTGGTGTTACGGTTTATTATAGGAAAAAGGACAACCGGCAAAAATGGCTCAAACAGTTTGAAGATGACAAGCAGGCCATGTCAAGATTTTTCAATGAGGTTGTCGCAGAAATTGATTTCATCTTGAGCCAGGAAGAATATGATTTTTCATATATAATTAGAACACTCCCAAAGGCTCCTCCGTTTACAAGTTATCACCATGTTGATATTGATGATGCCCATAAAAGTGCTACCAGTCGAGCTTATTCATTAATTGATGAAATGCAAGTGTTCTTTAGTCAATCCAAGATTGATAAAAAAGAGTTGTTTATTCAAAGATCCAAATTAAGAATCGCACAACTCAACGTGCTTGGGATGGGAACTACTGCAGAGTACCTTGAAAACAAGGTGTAAGAATACTTAAGAATCAGTAAGAGATCGAATAAGCACATATGTTCGTGTTTTTCGGTCGAAAATGGCTGAATTTGCGGTTAGGATTTTTATGCTAAACCTCAGTATAATGGACTTGTTCTTCCTCCTTAGTTTCTAAGTACGTATGCTTTTAAGTAATGGCGCGTTTGTGCGCGGTTTGCGGTAAGCGTAGCGTTACACCGTGCTCTTTGTTCTTGAAGGCATTTAAATACGAATTTAAAATACGCGGTCATCGGGAGGTTTCTAGACCGATGATCTAGCCTAGGAGCGTTAGCGGGGCGGCAATGAGCCCAATTCTTTAAGGCAACGCACATAGTAACTATATACCGTATAAAGGGGTCCCTCAAACGAGTGGCTCTTTTTTTGTGAGGAGACGATTGTATGGACAAACCATCTGCACGGTTACCTAATAGTGTCGAACGTAAGATAGGGAAGTCAGTGAAGATCCGATATACAAGCGGGGGCGGTTGTGATTTTGATAGCGAGGAAGCAGCCAACATTATTCAGGCTGCATTTAATTCAGGCATGTTGACGGACAGGACAATTCTCTCGCTTCCTTACTACGGACGAATTCTTATCGTAAATATGAGGGATGTATCAAGTATAGAGGTGGGGAACTGATGCGAATGAAAGCATTGCTTGCAGCTGGCGCAATATGGTTCGGAGCGATCAACGGTCTATACAGCATGCCTAAAGTGATTGAAGCACCAGGAGCACCGAGAGCGAAGGAATACGTTGTGCATGGTGAAGTTGTCGAGGTATAAAAAAAGAGCCCTGATTAGGACTCTTTAAGCAGGTATGATGTGTTCAATTGAATTGATTGGAAACATGATGTCAGTATTGCCGTTGTTTATAACAATCAAGTTGTATGCTGGATCAACGCCTACGAGCTGACCACCATAACTATCACCAGTATTTGTTTTGAGACGAATCTTTTTTCCGACATAACTTTGGAGAGTGAACGACGTCATATGTAGGACCTCCTTGTAATGGGCTTGATCATATTGTACTACCCATCATAATCCAACAGCAATGAAAAAAAATCGTCATATAGTGACAAGATTGAATCCCAGATTTCCTTCATTAGATCGACAAATTGAGGTGTAGTCAATGGCAAGACATCCTGAGATATACGCTAATCCCGAGTGGAAGAAGGTTCGGAGATTCGTAATCAAACGAGCCAATGGACTATGTGAGGAATGCACCAGGCAGCACAGGATCGAAGCCGGCAAGGAAGTTGATCACATCATTGAGCTGACAGATGAGAATAAACACGACTGG